GGAGGATTACGGCCTTGAAACCCTATCGAGCAGCTTTGGCAGGCGCGGCCATCCCGAAAGGGTGGCCGGAACAAGCCTGTAAAGTAAATCAGGAGACGCAGACCAGCTCAGCTGGCAAGGCTCCGTTCAGTCTTCGAACGTGTTCGAAGATCGCCCAGACTTGTCCGGGCGACAAGGCCGCAGGCCGCGCAGAGGCTGACCCGCGAGGGCAGCCCGATTTGAGCGCGGGCGTAGCCCGATCAAGCGACAGCCACCGGAGGTGGATGCAAATTGGAATATCCAGCCTGCTTGCAGGCGCATTAATGGCACCTCTAGCGGGGTGTGAGTTCGGGCTGAATAGCCAGCCGCGATGCACCAACAACTGCACGCAAGGCGACATCAGCGAAAGTGAAACCATTAGCCCAAAGATCGGAGAGTAAACATGTCGGCGACAACAGCAGCACTGATTACCGGAGGTGCCAGCCTGCTCGGCGGCATCATGGGACGTAAGAAAGGACCCAGTTTAAAGAAACAGCATCGCGTTGCGCGGGAAAGCCAGCAAAAGCTGGCGCGAGACCTGCCCAAATACATTGTGGCTGGCGCGCTCAAGGCGGGCTTTAATCCTTTGACGGTTCTGGGGGCGACAGGCGGGCAAGTCGGCTCTGCGACGCAGGCCACGCCGATTGTCGGCACGAACAATTTCATTCAGGACGCGCTCACGACGGCGGCGGATGCCTACGTCCGTTATGACCCGATAGCAGAAGAAACTCGGAGGCTACAAAATGAGATCGCGCAGGAGGAACTTAGCCAGATCAGAAACGAAGCGCTCCGCTTCGGGAACCAAGTGCGCGGGGTGCGAACGACGCAAAGCCCGATTGATACAAACGGGCAAGGCCGTGTCGCGCAACCTGCGCAAATCTATCCGGTCAATCCCCCGCCGGAGATAACGACCAGCGCCCTGCCTCGGACGACAGCTGCGGCGATCTCGCCGGACTACAGCGTTCGTCTGGACGATGAGTCATTAGCGGAGTTTGAAACGCAGGCGGCGGGCGCGGCTATGGCGGGCCAGCTGCCCGAAATGCTCCGCGATCTCGGCGAAAAGAACTACCCAAGAACGACCGAAGCGTTCACGACGCTTTGGGGCCTCGGCATGGATACCTATGACGCGGCCAAAAAAGTCGGTTCACACTTGGCCAACGAGCCATTTGTGACGACGCGACCAGCTGCGGACGATGCTCCGTGGTTTTCCATGAAATTCGTTAGATAAAGGGAAAAACGATGGACAGACCAAAGCAACATGGCACGGCGCTCAAGCCAGCCGATAGGATGGAACAGCGTGTACGCACCACGCCTGTGTCTCACAGTCGGACACTCCGTTACGACGATGTGTCAGTTTTGACCTCAGGCTACGGCGGTAAGCTGTTGCCTGTGGCAATGGTGCCTCTACTGCGTGAGGACAGTGTTCTGAACTCGACGATCGCAGTGAATTTCCAGATGGCGGAAACGGCGGAGATGCTCGTCAATCCGGTACGGGCGACGGCGTATGCCTATCTGGTTCCAAAGCTGGCCCTAGATCGGTTCAGCGGCTTCGACGCGATCAACCGCTCGTACAACGGCCAGCAAGAGATCGACGGTTCGACGATACCGTGGTTCGACCAAGTTCAAGCGGGCGACCCGCCTAACGAACTGTATCAGAAGCTCGGGTTGCACGTCCCTCAGGACGGGTTGGTAAACTCCGACGTCGTTGAAAGCTACACGGCGGTGTTTAACCACATGGCCAAGCAAGCTTCGCTCGACGTGCCGGAGACGGGTTATCGCAACCCCGCGGTTCAACCTGCCTTCTGGGAACATACTCAGATGAGGCATGTAAAAGCATCGTTTGACGATGCCATGATGGACGGCGCGGTGCCGTTGAGCTTCGTCGGGCAGACGGACCAGCTGCGCGTGAAGTCTAAAGAGCGAAGCTCCTTTGGCGAAAGCGCAGCACTCGGCCAAGCTCCTACAGGTTCAGCGGCCTTCACGCCTCCCTATGACCAAGACGGGTACGATTGGGCTGGTGAGATTTGGGCAGAAATGACTGCCAACTCAGTGCAAGTGTCGTTGGCTAACATCGATTTGGCTCGCGAGACTGCGGCTTGGGCGCGGCTCCGTACCCAATATCAAGGCTTGGACGAAGATTGGATGATGGACCAGCTGCTCAGCGGTGTTCGCATTCCAGAGGAAGGCATGAAACATCCGATTTTGCTCGACAAACAGTCGGTGCCGTTCGGCATGTCTCAGCGTTACGCGACAGACGGCGGCAACCTCGACAAGTCTGTAACAGACGGGCGGACTGCCTTGCAGCTGCGCCTACGGACGCCGCCCGTGAATACAGGCGGCATGATCGTGATCGTGGCCAGCTGCCTACCGGAGATGATTTTCGAACGGACCAAAGATCACTACTTCTTCGCCAAGAACGTCTCGGAACTGCCAAACAGGACGTCCGACGAGCTCGACCCGCAGCCTGTGGACATCGTCAGCAATGGCGACGTGGACACTGCTCACGGTCTGCCGGATGACATCTTCGGATATGAGCCGCTCAACGCTAAGTGGATGCGGAACACTCCGCGTATCGGCGGCAAGTACTACCGTGCAGACCCGTTCGCGGCTTGGAGTGAAGACCGGAACAGGATTTGGGACACGAACGTAGTTAATCCGGCGCTAGGCGACGATTTTTACCTCGCTCGCAACCTCAAACATGACGTGTTCGCAGACAAGAACACCGACAGTTTTGAGATTTGGGCGGGCGGTCGTGTGCGCATTGAGGGCCTTACTTACTTCGGTCCAAGCCTGCTTGAGTCCACGGACGATTATCAGAAAGTTCTGGACCAAGTTGACCTCGACCGCGTAGACCCAGATCAGACGCCATAAGGCGTTGACCACAGGGCCAGCTGCCCAGCTTCAGCCGGGCTGCTGGCATCAGACGCAAAAGGAGAGATTTGTGAAACGACATTTGACCACCGGAGAATGGACTGAATGGAATGTGAAGGACCAACTGCACTCGCACGAAAACGTCATTAAGTTGATGTTTCGGGCGGAACAGGCCGCGTTCGTTTACGGAAGCGTGGACGGTACCTTTGATGACGAAATGCTGTTGGCGACCTTCGTTGGCGACGGCGAAGTGACGTGGACGCAAAGCCGCGCCTATGTGCGTGTCAGCTCAAAAGGCCGCGTCTGGTTCAAGACGTTCAGCCAGATGCAAACTCTGCATCGTATGAGCGATACGAAATATACGACGCTCGACCGACCTGCGGCGCTAAGCCCAGAAATGCAGGCGGTCATGCGGATGCTTAAGCACAATGAGAACGAAAGGGAGAAATTGCGAAATGAGCAACAGCGGCACAGACAATACGTGGACCAGCGTTTCGGCGATAGAAGATCGTCTGTCGAGGGCGTGGGAAAGAGCATGGCCAAGACAGACGTTGTGGACGATGGCGACAAGCCAGAGGGAAGCTCCTCAGCGGCTAAGAAACACAGCAGCAGTAAGGGAAGCGATTCCGCTCCTGAACTGGATGCCTCCGCTGACAAAGCGTCACAGGATGGACCACATAGCTCAGAAGGTGATGAAGGAGGCCGCAAAGCTGCGGATACCGTTAATAGCTGAGGTCCATTTCAGACACAGCGAAGATCGGCAGCTGGTGGTTTACCACTACGACCGAAAGCAAGAGTTCAGCGCGGCTGAACTTCGCTGGATTTCAGAGTTCGTGCACAGCGTCGCGCCTGTCGGCTCCATAGAGCCAGCGCACGAGCTGCTGCACTTCAAGCAATGCCGGACGAAAGGTCGGCCCAAGCCCTTCGAACGGGCTGGATAAGCAAGACGGAAACACCCCAAATGGAATTCCATATAAAATGGAATTTGGGGTGTTTCCGGCGCAGCGTGAGACTCCCCTTGTCTTCTGTTGCACCACTGACACCAAAACGCAGGAAACACAGCGACGATGTGTACACAGCTTATAGAAATTAAGGACGACGTATTCGTGCAATGCAGGAAATGCGAGGCTTGCCGCAAAGCTCGGCATAGATACTGGACGGGGCGCCTGATGGCGGAACAGGCCACGTGCCGTGCTCAATGGTTCGTGACGCTTACCTATGGGGGCGGATACGACAGCGGCGACGCTTACGTGTTGAAGTATGACCACGTGCAGCGGATGTTTAAGCGCCTGCGTAAAGCGGGCTACCAGTTTTCTTACGTCGCCGTCGGAGAGTACGGCGGCAAGATGGATCGCGCCCATTTTCACCTGCTGATAAACTGGAAGTCGGACCCGCCACCTGTGGCGGCGTTCGACGAGCGCATTCATTGGGAATACTGGGCAGACCGCAACAAAGAACCGCGAGGGTTCGTCCAAGTCGAATACCCGAAGTCGGTTCAGGCAGCGGCCAGCTATGTGATGTCGTACCTCGACAAGCAAAAGGACGGGCAGCTGCCGATCATGAAATTCAGCAAGGTCCCGCCGCTCGGGCAGGAATATATGCTCGAGTACGCGCGTAAGCGGGCAAGGGCGGGCGTTGCTATCTTCCACGACGGTGATCGGTACACGGTCGAGGGCAATACTGCCTCGGACGGCAATCTGTACTGGTACCACGTCGGCAGAAACTCACCGATCTTCGGTCGGATGCTCTGGGCCTATCTCTCTGAGTGGGCCTTGCTCCGGCCAGATCAGAAACCGCCATCAACGGAGGATTTCGACGAATATCTGTCGGAACTTCTTCAGGACGTTGGGGAGGTGCCATGCGAGCGGGTCCAGCAATTCCTGACCCGCAACTATGGGTACGAAGTGTGTAAAGGCGTACCCAAAAGGCACGTTTACGTGCCGCTAAACTTCAGGGGGTTCAGCGTCTCCATTTATGGAGAGCTGTTCACCCTGACGTTCACGAAGGGAAACCAAATCATATGGCAAAACGTACTCGCAAAGGAGGACGCACGTCTGGCTCTGGAAACAGGAAAACTTCCAGTGCCAGTGCCGGATTGGCTGCTCAAAAGCGCCGATCTTCTCCATCAGAGAGATTGGCAAGACTTCGCAAGTCACTTGCGGACCAAAAGGCCAGCCCACAACCCGCCCGCATCAAGCGACGGTCAACAGGGGCGGTCGCCGTCTCAGTCTCCAGTGGTTCTCAGCCTCGAAAGAGTCGTTCCAACGCGCGGGACCAACAAACAGAGACAAACAGAGACAAACAGCGACCAACAACGTGCAAGCCTAGACCAAGCAACACCCGTGCAAAGGGTGGTTCACGGGGCTTCGTACCGTGGTGCGGCTGAATGACGAACTTCAAGTTATTGAACAGGAGGATTACGGCCTTGAAACCCTATCGAGCAGCTTTGGCAGGCGCGGCCATCCCGAAAGGGTGGCCGGAACAAGCCTGTAAAGTAAATCAGGAGACGC